AAAGTTAGTCGTAAATGGAACTCAATGATGATGGGTATTAGACTTCAAGGTAAAAACGGTCTATTTACACCGCCAACTTATAGCCACATTTATAATTTAAAGACTATACAAATGAGCAACGATAAAGGCACATGGTATGGTTGGGATGTGACAAAGGTTGGTCCTGTAAGCGATAAAGGCGTTTATGATCAAGCGAAGCTTTTCTCAACAAAAGTTGGGAAAGGAGAAATCCAAGCTAAGCATGGATCAGAAGAGCCAGCTAAACAGGCAACACCATTTTAATTATTTCCTAGCTAGGGAAGTAGAGGCGGTAGCGGGAGACTTAAACCGCCTCGCTAAAATATTATGAAAGAAGAAGTAAAAAAATTTAAAAATATATTTGAGGGTTTTAGTGGCGGGTTTGGTGTCTTTCACTTTAAACAGTCCACAGGTCCTAAACAACAAGGAAAAAGTTATACTTCACGAGATCCATTATCTGACGAAATTTGGTCAAATCATTTAATGGGTAAACCCTTTAAAGCAAAAATCATAAAACAAAACGGAGAAGAATTTCAATGTGATGTTGATAGTATTGGAATTGCGCCTGTAAGAGAAGATCATAAATGTAAGTGGGGATGTATTGATATTGATACTTATCCAATTAATTTCCAAGCACTTAATAAAAAATTTAGAGATAGAAAATTACCTTTAGTCTTATGTAAATCTAAAAGTAAAGGAGCTCATGCTTTTATATTTGCAAAAGATTGGGTACCTGCAAAACTAATGCAACAAAAGATTACTGAAATTGCTCAAACATTAGGACAAGCCAATCTAGATAGAATTTATCCAGTTCAAACAGAACCAAAAATAGAACAGGAAGGAGAAATTGGAAGTTGGCTCAATCTTCCTTATTATCTTCATAATGGAGTAGATAAAAATAAATGGAGGTGCGCTATTAAAGATGATGGTTCGGATGCAACTCTTCAAGAATTTTTTAATTTATATCAACAACACGTATTAACAGAAGAACAATTAACAGAATTTAATATTCCTCTTGAAGATAATTGGTTTAAAGATGGACCAATATGTTTAAAGACAATGGCCACGTTCGGGTTCGTAGAAGGGCATAGAAATAATACGTTAACTGAAATAGCAATTTATTTAAAGAAACGATTTCCAGATGATTGGGGGAAAAAATTAGGTGATTATAATACCCATTGTTTTAAAGATTTACAAGGTGGAGCATTAACTGCCCAGGAAGTTTTAAATGTTCAAAAATCAGTAGATAAAAATGATTATTTTTATGGATGTAAAAAAGCTCCTTTAAAACCTTTTTGCCGTTCCAGAGAATGTCGCTTACAAAAATTTGGAGTTGGTGAAGGAAGTGTGCCTGACAATAATGTAACTAAACTTTCGGTTATGGTTTCAAATCCTAAGGTTTGGTTTTTAACATACGGAGGCAAAACTGTTGTCTTAAATTCCAGAGAATTAACAACTCAAAGACTTTGGCAAATTGCAGCAACAGAACAAACAGGAAAAACACCGCAATTATTAAAGCAGCGAGATTGGGAAACTCTTTTAAACAAATTACAATCAAACGTTAATATCATTCCAGCTGATCCTGAAACAACTAATAAAGGTAAATTAAGAAAATATCTAACGAAGTGGTGTTTAGATATGGTGAAAGTAGAGGAAGAGAATCAAGGCAAATGGGAAATAGCTTATCAAGATAAATCTCCGTTTATAGATAAAGATGGAAATGCGTGGTTTAGTTTAGATTGGTTTAAAACATTCTTATTAACTCAAAAAGAATGGGAAATGGGTTCTAATCAAACAACATCTTTTATAAAAAATGTATTTGATAAAAATAAAATGGGAGGAGAAGCGCGTAAAGACAATAAACGTTGCTTTTTAATTAAAAAAGAGTATTTTGAAGACATAGAAGATTTAACAGCGAAAGATATGAAAGGACCAGACATACCATACTAATGCGTGAGAAATTTATAGAAAAAATATTTGGTGCTCCGGGTACCGGAAAAACATATAATCTAATTGCACGATTACAAAGTCATCTAGATGATAATTGTCCTTTTGATCAAACTTTAACAACTACATTTACTAAGGTAGCTGCTAGAAACATTCGCTCAAGAATTGCAGAAAAAAATAAATTTACTGATAAACAATTACTAGCCAATGTACGTACCATTGATTCTTATTTAATGAATCAAATAAAAGAAGATAAAGATATTTGTTACACCAGTGATTTTTCTAAAGAATTTCATGGAGTACAAAAAGAAAGTCAATTAGATGATGCACGGAAAAGACAGTTCTACGCTGGAATGGATATTCTTAAAAAAGGCAGAATTATAATAGGTGATGGAATTGAAAATATTTTAAAGTATTATGATACTCTACGTCACCCACAGGTTGGAAGAAAGACTTTAATTTATATGGTTGAAAGCTATGACAATTATAAAAAGAATCATCTCAAAATGGATTGGGAAGATGTAAAATACAAAGGACTTGCAGACAGAATTAGATTTCCAGAAAACATTGTCCTCATGATTGATGAAGCTCAGGACTGTAATAGACTTGAATGGTTAGTTATAAAAAAATTAATTGACTCATCTAAAAATGTTTATATTGCAGGTGATGATGATCAAGCTATTTATGGATTTAAAGGTGGAGAAGTAGAAACCTTTTTAAATTTTAAAGCAGATAAATCAACAGTTTTAGAGCATTCGCCAAGATTAAATGAAAAAATTTGGGAACTAGCTGAAGCTGCTATTCATCTTATTCCTCCTGAAAATCGTCAAGAAAAAGAATACAAACCAACCAACGTCAATAAATTTAATATGAAAACTTCTGGATTAATATATGAGTTTAGAAATAAAGAAACTATGTCTAGAACATATTTGGATATGGATGTAACAGATCCTAAAGTAGATATTCATTGGTTAATTTTATCAAGAACCAATAATATTTTAGATATGAAATATGCACAGGAAACCTACAACTGGTCTCAAATTTTAGCTAGTCATGATTTGACTTGGGAAAAAGTAGAAGAATCAAATGGTTTTAGTAATGGGGCGGAACGAGGAACCACACCTAATATTCCTCCCGATCAGATTCAAGCTATAGAAACTTGGTTAAGTTTACAAAAGGGTGAAAAAATTTCCGGGAAAGATATTAAAGAATTTTATAAAATTATTCCACCAGCATTTATTAGAGATAGAAAGAAAACATCTTTAATTAAAGCAGACTCAATTATTCTTAAAGACGGTCAATATAAATATGGAGATTTAAAAGACAAATTTTATTTAGATGCTGACATCAATCACCCATGGTTTGAAATTTTGAATCTGAGACCAAGAGATAAAGCTTATTATGTGAATTACGTTGATTATTTAAAAAAAGTAATTGAGAAAGGAAATCACAAAAAAGCAAAAAGAATTCTTTTATCCACTATTCATGGCGCAAAAGGATTGGAGTCAGCTAATACAATTTTAAATTGTGATTGGACCTATAAACCTTATTCATCTTATTGTATGGGAGGAAAACAAAGAGATGATGAAATGAGAATTTTTTACGTTGGAGTAACACGAACCAAATATAATTTATTTCTTTATCAACCTGATTTTACGTTTGGAGAATATAAAGGAATGAAGCATAACAATTTTTGGAACAAACTAAGAGGTAAATAATGAGTGTATGGAAAAAGCAGATCGGTGGCAATCACTACAGAAAGTATAAATTGCAACCGAGTAGGTTTGTAACTGAGAACAAGTTGCTATATCCTGAAGGTTGTGTTATTAAATACGTTGTGAGACACCAGGATAAGGGAGGAAAGCAAGATTTATTAAAAGCAAAACACATGATCGATATGATCATAGAAAGAGATTATGACTGATACACCACTTTTCGCACCACAAACTGAATGGCTTCCGCCAACTAATTTTCCAGACTTAAGAGACCGCAAAGAAATTTCTATCGACTTAGAAACAAAAGATCCTCAATTAAAAACACATGGCTCAGGTTCTATTGTAGGTAGAGGATGTGTTACAGGAATCGCTGTCGCTGTTGATGGATGGAAAGGTTATTACCCAATCGCTCATGAAGGTGGTGGCAACATGGATAAAGATGTTGTTCTTAAATGGGTTAAAGATCTTTTACTAACAGACTCAGATAAAATTTTTCACAATGCCATGTACGACGTATGTTGGTTACGCGCCATGGGATTTAAAATCAATGGTCGTATTATCGATACCATGATCGCTACTTCTTTGATCGATGAGAATCGAGGTCGCTATGATTTAAACTCAGTTTGTAAAGATTACATCCATGAATCTAAAAATGAATACGCTTTACAAGAAGCTGCCAAATCATGGGGAGTAGATCCTAAACAAGAAATGTACAAATTACCAGCAATGTATGTAGGTGAATATGCAGAAAAAGATGCAGAATTAACTTTAAAATTATGGCAAGCCTGCAAACATGAACTTCAAACTCAAGATCTGTGGAGTATTTTTGATTTAGAGACCGCACTTACTCCTTGTTTAATTGATATGAGATTTAAAGGAGTTCGAGTAGATATTGAAGAAGCTGAACGATTAAAAAAGATGATGGGAGATGAAGAAAAAAATCTTCTGAAACAAATTAAAAATGATACGGGAATAGAAGTTCAGATTTGGGCCGCGGCGTCGATCGCTACGGTCTTTGATAAATTGAAAGAACCCTATGAACGAACAGTCAAGACCCAAGCTCCAAGCTTCACGAAAAATTTTCTAGCCAACCATAGCCATCCAGTCGTTAAGAAAATTGCAGAGGCGAGAGAAATTAATAAAGCTCACACTACATTTATTGATACCATTATTAAACATGTTCATAGAGGCAGAATTCATGCTGACATTAATCAGCTTCGTGGTGATAATGGTGGTACCATCACTGGACGATTTAGTTATTCGAATCCTAATCTCCAGCAGATACCTGCACGGAACAAGGACCTCGGACCAATCATTAGAAGAATATTTATACCAGAGAAAAAACATAAATGGGGTTGTTTTGATTACAATCAACAAGAGCCGCGCCTCGTAACTCACTATGCTTTACTTCAAAATTTATATGGGGTTGATAAAATAGCAGATGCTTATAATGAAGATAACGTAGATTTTCATAAAATTGTTGCAGGGATGGCAGACATTCCAAGAGACCAGGCCAAAACTATTAACTTAGGATTATTTTATGGAATGGGAAAAGCAAAATTACAGGCTTCATTAGGAGTGAGTAAAGAGAAAGCGGAAGAACTTTTGGGAAAATATCATACAGAAGTTCCATTTGTTAAACAACTCCTACAATCCGTTATGCGTAGAGCTCAAGAGAGAGGACAAATTAGAACTTTGTTAGGGCGCCTTTGTCGTTTCCACTTATGGGAACCCAATAGTTTCGGGATCCATAAGGCCATGAGCCATGAAGCAGCGCTCAGGGAACACGGACCAGGGATCAAACGCGCCTACACCTACAAAGCTTTAAACAAATTAATTCAGGGAAGCGCCGCTGATATGACTAAAAAAGCCATGATAGAACTACATAAAGAAAAAATTATTCCACATATTCAGGTACATGATGAGTTGGACATTTCAGTAAAAGATGATAAACAAGCAAAACAAATAGTTAATATAATGGAATCCGCAGTTGAATTAGAGATACCTAATAAGGTAGACTATGAATCTGGTGATAACTGGGGTGAAATTAAATAGGAGGAACTATGGAACATATTAATAAAGTATGGGCAAAAGCTAAAGCTCATCCTAAAATTGCTGCAGCAGTCGTTATTGTTATAGCAATCGTAATTATTGCAGCATAAGGATTTCATGTGGGATGGCTTATTTAAATGCAAATATTCCTGTCTTGTATGCACAAATCAGGAGAGAATATCTATATGACCTTAAAAAACACCATGGCGAAGTGGAAGATTGTGTGGTTTTTGGTATTGCATCGATTACAGGCCGTCCCATATTGTTTCACGCAATTATGGAAAATGGTGCTATCTTCTATCGTTTACCGATTAGCGCCTTCATACAAAGAGGTTTTGATGTCAAAAAAGTTCCTAGGACTCGACTTGACCAGTTGGAGCTTTGGAATTGTTTTAGTTATTATCCTGCTATCACTAATTACGATATTTTAGATGGTCAATGTGGGAAATATATAGATAAAGACAAGGTTTGGCACACAGGATCCTATCTTTTCACAGTTGACTGGGCTCACCCAGAGAGTAATATAG